GTTGTATTAGATTTATTCAGACATTTTTATAATATGTATCCTTGTAAATATTGCCAAAAAGATGCCATAAATTATTTAGATACTTATAAAAATAATTTAGAAACACAAGAAGAGTTCAAAGATTATGTATACAATTTTCATCATCATGTTAATGTAAAACTTTATAAAAAATATCATGACAAGACCATCTTAGATAAATACAATAATGTAAGTTTAAAAACAATATTCAATGTTTATTTAAAATACTGTAAAACATCTCCATATATAAAAGAAGATATAATAGTAACAGAATTCTTAGAGACAAAAATCGATTGGTTCTATTAAATATAAACAGGAAATTTATCAATATTTATAATTTCAGTTTTTGATACATTCTTAATACTTTTTTGTGTAACTTCGTATTGAGTGAATACGCGATGTTTGAGCTGCTGTGACGGGACTTTATTATGAACCGTTCGCGCAATCATTTTGTATAATTTAAAATCGGGGTATCTGTCAACTCCGTCCTTCTTGTACAAAATATTGCGTCCCTCGTCATCGGTTACCCAATCGACAATAAGGGATACCAATCGATTTTTTTTACACTCGCGCGCGACATCTTCCATATTTTCAATAAAAAAATCAAAGAGTGAGCAACCCAGTCTGCACAAATCGAAACTGAAATTCGGATGAATGCACGGTTTTTTTTCATTCAAATAGGGTTCGCAGTTATATTGCGTAGCAGCATCACCGCTCTTATGAAAACTATCGCTACAAACCAGAGTGGAATTAAATTTGTAAATTGACCGACCAAAATCAATAATTTTGAAAATTCTACCAAACGTCGGCACCTTGTAATATTTCTTGTTGAAAAAATAATAAATGTATTCTTTTTCTGTGTCAATAAACATGATATTATTTGTGTGCAAGTCGTTGTGCGTAAATGAAAATATTTTTTGATATGTTGCAAGTGTTATGACAATTTGCATTAATGCGGCTTCCCATTCTCCATCCGAGAGAATGTCATTTACCATTAACCAATCGAGCGTTTTTGTGCAACGTTCAAGCATAATGACTTCAACGGGAAATTTATAAATAACTGCATTCAATATTTCTTCTTCTTCATAGTTGTCTTCATCGTCATCATCAATTGTTTCGAATGTTGATTCTGTATCACCACTTTTACTGCTGTTGCTGTTGCTGTTGCTTTCATCGCTGTTGCTATTTCGGTCGCTCTCGTCGTCGCTTGAATGCGCATCATCATTGTCATTATTGTCATCATTGTCATTATTGTCATCATTGTCTGTGTCATTTGTTTGTATTGTTGTATGAGACGACCTCGAAGAACATGAAGCCGAAGATGATGAGGAATTACATGACGTGTTATTGATATTGTATTCTTCACTGCTTTCTGGATTGAAAATATGTGAATCGGCGGTTAGCTCGGTTAGTTCGGTTAGCTCGGTTAGCTCGTCGCTTGCATTCATTACATCATCAAGACATCCCTTCTCAAAATTGTCAACGTCAACATCAAGTTGAATATCTATATTTTTATTTTGATTTATATTCAATTTAGGATTACGGTTACGATTTTTAGTTTGTTTTTTCTTTCCATTACCATTTTTGTCGTCGTCATCATCGTCGTCATCGTCATCATCGCTACAATCTTCAAATACTGTTTCGTCAAACTTGAAAAGAGTCCCATTTTTTTCTTTAAAAAAATCATTCTTCATTAGGTAATCATAATCATCAATAATATTAATTGTAAATTCGTCTTGAATTGCCAAGTATGCGCCGTAAAAATCAATACCATGAATAAATCCGTGAGTGTTTAATAACTGGCTCGATAAATAAGAAAAAAATCCGTCGACATATGCTGAATTATTGGTATCTAATATTTTATAATGGTTATACTTTTTTCCTTCTTCAACATTTACAGAAATTGCTGAATCAAAAGAAAATGGACTTGAATGAATGGATGGCAAACTTAATAAGGAATCTATAAAACATGACGACGAGCGGACTCCTCCCTCTGCTCCTCCATCCGCCGCACCGGCGATTCCCTTGAAATTATAATTGCCAGCTAAATATTTAATTGGGTCAAGTAATGGAGAAAATTTGAAAAATACTGGAGTAGTCGCACTTGCAGAAGCATCTTCTTTTTTTGGATTAGGATTCGGAAAAATAATTGCATTTCCACAATTTTTTGACACACAGTCATCACCTGGTAAAGCGGAATAAGCCAAGATTGTTTTGGCACTGTGTTGCTGGTTCAGGTTGATTGAATTATAGTTTGTGTCATTGAGAGAGAAGAATTTTGAATAAATTGGAATATAATTTTGACATTTTTTTAATCCCATGTGAGATATTTCTAAATCTTTAAGAATATTATCATTCTTTGGTTTTTGATAAAACAATTTAAATTTTAATTCATCATCCACTACACTTGTTGCGGATGTTGCATTATCAATAATGTGAATCACAGGAGGAATAGGAATAGACATAACAACGGTAAATAAATGAATAATTAAAATATTACTTTCTATAAATAGAAAAATACAACTATTTAAACTTATATTTTATAACATTTATTACATTTATTTATTACATTTATTTATTACATTTATTTATTACATTTATTATACTAAATTAAATTAGTTCAACACGTGCATTTTTTTTATTTTTACAGGATATATAGCACATTCATTCCATTTTTTAAACAACCATATTGAAATATGAATTTAGAACTAGGAAAATTTGATATGCGCTCCATCAGCTTTCGACCCGACGAAAATAAAGGTCCAGTCATTGTCTTAATCGGGCGACGTGATACCGGTAAAAGTTTCCTCGTTAAAGACCTAATGTATTACCACCAGGACATCCCCATCGGAACCGTCATTTCGGGAACGGAAGCAGGCAACGGATTCTTCGGAGAACACGTCCCGAAACTCTTCATCCATGACGCATACAACACCGCCATAATAGAAAATATCTTGAAACGACAAAAAGCAGTTCTCAAACAAGTTAAAAAGGAAATGGAATCATACAAACGGAGCACCATAGACCCCCGAACATTCGTCGTCCTCGATGATTGCTTGTTCGATAATAAATGGACCCGCGACACTATGATGCGTCTCCTCTTCATGAACGGCCGTCATTGGAAGATTATGCTGGTCATCACAATGCAATATCCTTTAGGCATTCCGCCAAATCTTAGAACCAATATTGACTACGTATTTATCCTGCGAGAGCCGTACATAGGTAACCGAAAACGAATCTATGAAAATTATGCGGGCATGTTTCCGACCTTTGAGTCGTTCTGTCAGGTGATGGACCAGTGCACTGAAAACTATGAGTGTTTGGTGATAAATAACAATGCCAAATCGAATAAACTACAGGACCAAATTTTCTGGTACAAGGCGCAGCAGCACGGGCCGTTCAAACTCGGTAGTAAAGAATTCTGGGAGATGAGCAAGGATTTAAATTCTGATGACGAAGAAGAGTCATATGACCCGAAGAACATCAACAAAAAAGGAGCGGGACCTAAAATCAGTGTGAAAAAAAATAAATGGTAAATGCGTTTGCTTTTGTTTTTTAAAAGCAGAAGCAGTTTTTGCTCACGAAGGTTCGAGAGCAAAAACAAGTAAGTGGAGCAAATATATTTTTTTTTACGGTTGTTCCTGAAGGTTCAGGAGTAAAACAAATATTTATCATTAAAATAATTATTTGCTTTGCCGATAGGATGAGTAAACAAAAGGGAGATTATTCACGCGGAACCATAATAACTTAAATATTATAATTAAATGAACTTAAATAGATGGCGTAAATTATAGTATTACAACACCAAAGAAAATGGATATAGTAAAAGCATTCAATGCAAATGATTTGCATACAGAAATCATTATAAAAGGAACAATAGACGACCCACTCTTTCGAGCAAGTGATGTTGGAGTAGTACTAGATATAAGTAATATAAGGACATCAATTGTTGATTTTGACGAATCAGAAAAGCGTGCTGTACATACTACGGACGGCACGGGAAGATTGCAAGATATAACATTTTTAACAGAAAAAGGATTATATAAAGTGCTGTTTCGTTCGAGGAAGCCGATAGCCCAAAAATTTCAAAATTGGGTTTGTGATGTGATAAAAGAAATTCGAGTTACGGGTATTTACAATATGCAAAAAGAAATCGATAAAAAACAAGAAGAGCTAGTTTCTTTAGAAACCACCAAAGAAAAAGAAAAAACCCGTGCGGTTGAACAAGTGATTATTGCACAATTTCCGCAGAATACCGAGTGCGTTTATTTTGGAACAATTGACAACACGAATGAAAAGGGAGAAAAACTGATAAAGTTTGGCATTTCAAACGACTTGTCGCTTCGAGTGCTGGACCACCGCAAAAAGTATTTAAATTTCAGATTAGTGTGTGCGTTTCGGGTGCAAAACAAGACCGAAATTGAGAATCTCATGAAAAAGCATCCCAAAATTCAAAAACATTTGCGCATGATTCAAGTGAATGACAAATGCAAAACCGAAATCCTTGCATATGATGAAGTGAATTTGACGATTGATAAGTTACAGAAATATATGAAAGACATTATCGATTCGAGAAAATTGTGCATTGAGAATTTCGTAAAAATGGAGAATGAGATTCAAATACTGTATAGTCAAAATGAAATTCTGAAAACGAATGTTGAAATGATGACAGGAAAATATACAAAGTTGCTTGTTGAACATGACCAGCTTCAAGAAACAGTGAAAAAACAAAAAGCGGTGATTGAATCATTTCGAAAGGAAGAAAATGATAACACGGTTTTCCCAGAACCCGAAATAAACGAAGAAGCGATGAATGATGCAGCGGCTACAAGCGCCGAAATGACGGCAATGTTTAACGAGTTTGTTTCCGCCGAATGCATTGTTCGTTCGGACGTATATGAATCGTCGGTTCAACTAGAAGGTCGTTTTCGCCTTTGGAGACAATCAAAGCCGAAAAAAGAAATATTTCACGCATTTAAAAGTTATATGGACACACGATTCCAGCCGAAGCGTATGCCGATAAATAAACAAAATGCGCATTGTTATGTTGGAATCAAATTGAGAGAAGCAGAGTATAAAAAGAAATTCGCGGCAGTAGATGCGCCGCCGGTTGAAACATTTCTCTTCCAAATGTGCAAGTTTTCAGATAATGGTAAAATTCTAAATTCCGTCTTGTTGAGAGAATATAAAAAATGGAAACAGTCCATCCATCGCGAATGCGCAACTGATGAAGTTGAATTAAAAGAACTCAAAGGATATTTGAATGCG